AAGCGATTAGCTCAGTTACAAACTTCGTCTACTCGAACCACAAATCTGTGGAAACCACAGCCAGGAAAAACACAAATTCGTATTCTTCCATACAAACTAAATACAGATACTCCGTTTATAGAATTATTCTTTCATTATGATTTAGGAGGCAAATCTTATTTGTCCCCAACATCATTTGGTCGTCCAGACCCAATTGAAGAATTTGCCGATAAACTGAAACAATCTGGAAATCGTGAAGATTGGCGAATGGGTAAGAAACTCGAAGCAAAACTTCGTACTTTCGCACCAGTCGTAGTTCGTGGTGAAGAATCAGGTGGAACAAAGTTTTGGGGTTTTGGTAAAACCGTATATCAGGAACTATTATCATTAATAGCAGATCCTGATTATGGTGATATTAGTGATCCTATAAATGGACGAGATGTTGTAGTAGAGTTTAAGACCGCAGAAGAAACAGGAGCATCGTTTCCTAAAACTTCTATTCGTGTTAAACCAAATCAAACTCCAATTACCGAAGATAAAGCCGTATTAACTGATTTACTTGATAATCAAAAAGATATACGAGAAGTATATAATGAGTTAAGTTATGATGAACTGGCAGAAGCTTTAGGTGATTGGTTAAATCCAAGTGATGGTGAGGAAGAAACTACCAAAACAGATACTACCAATGTTCCGGCATCTACATTAAAAAGTGCAGTAAGTAGCACTTCTAATGTAACGGACGCATTTGACGATTTGTTTAATAAGTAATTAAAAGGAGAGACAATATGTCTGTAAAGGACGAACTTGCACAAGTTCTCGCCGATAGCCTTAATAAACAATTCAAGGATACAAAGGTAGCTTATTTTCTCGATGGTTCTAATGCCACTCCAACAGATATCAAGGAATTCATATCTACTGGCTCATCTGTATTAGACCTTGCAATTTCCAACCGTCCAAATGGTGGAGTTGCAGTTGGTCGTATTACAGAAATCAACGGATTAGAAAGTAGTGGTAAATCTCTAATAGGAACTCATATACTTGCAGAAACTCAGAAAAAAGGTGGACTCGCAGTCTACATAGATACTGAAACTTCAGTTAGTCGTGAGTGGTTAGAAACTATTGGTGTTAATGTTCAAGACTTGTTATATCTTCATGTCGAAACCGTAGAAGATATATTTCAATGTATTGAAAACATAATTACCAAAATTAGAGAATCAGATAGAGATAGGTTAGTTACAATTCTTGTAGATTCACTTGCAGGAGCATCTACCAAAGTAGAAATGGAAGCCGATTTCGAGAAAGACGGATGGGCAACGAGTAAAGCGATTATCGTTTCAAAAGCGATGAGAAAGATTACTCAAATGATTGGACGAGAACGAATAGCTCTCGTATTCACCAATCAGCTCAGACAAAAACTCGGAGTAATGTTCGGTGATCCGTGGACTACTTCTGGTGGTAAGGCATTACCATTTCATTCATCAACTCGTATTCGTTTGAAGAATATGGGACAAATCAAAGTGGGAACAAAAAAGGATGTAATTGGTATGAAGTGCAGAGCACAGATTATCAAAAATCGTTTGGGGCCCCCACTTCGTCATGCTGACTTTAACTTATACTTCGATAGTGGTATTGATGATAAAGGAAGTTGGCTACAAGTATTAAAAGACCACAAACTTCTAAAGGTTGCAGGAGCATGGTATACCTTGGAATACAAGGGTAAAGACGTTAAGTTTCAATCTAAGGATTTTGAGAAAAAATTAGAAGAACATGATGGTCTTAAAGAACACTTGTATGACTTAATTTGTGAAGCATCTATATTGAAATACCAATCAGTAGATTTAGGTATTGACGATGTAGAATATACAGACGAAGTAGTTGGTGATGAGTAATGAAAAATACCTTTCTATTCTTGATGAGATAAAGAAACACGGTGGCGGTTCTGATATAACGAAGAATCCCAACGAAAAAGTACTGATAATAGATGGCTTGAATACTTTTATCAGAGTGTTTAGTGTTATACCAACTACCAATGATGATGGGATTCATATTGGTGGAATAGTTGGTTTTCTGAAATCAGTCGGTTACGCTATAAAAATGTTGGGACCCACCAGAACTATTATAGTTTTTGATGGCAAAGGAGGGTCTAACCGCCGCCGTAAACTTTATCCAGAATATAAGGCAAAACGAAGAACTAAGAAAATTCGACTTAATCGTGTAAACGATTATGAGAATATGGATGATGAACGTCATTCTATGATGATGCAACTATCTCGTTGCGTTGAATACTTAGAAACGCTTCCAGTTTCCATTCTTTCAGTAGATAGTGTGGAAGCAGATGATGTTATTGCCTATATCGCAAAACAACTCTTACCTAAAGACAATCATATTATAATGAGTACTGATAAGGACTTTTTGCAGTTAGTAAGTGATAGAATTTCAGTATGGAGTCCAACAAAGAAGAAGTTGTATAAACCCGATGTAGTAAAAGAGGAATATGGGGTTACTTCAAAGAATTTGTTGATGACCAGAATTTTTGATGGTGATGCATCAGATAACATAAAGGGTGTAATGGGGATTGGTTCTAAAACCCTATTAAAGAACTTTCCAGATTTAGCAGATGAAGGAGTAACTTATACAGTAGATGAAATAGTTGATAAATGTGAACAAGGTAGTAGATTTCATAATGTAGTAAGAAAACAGAGAGATAAAATGCATCTCAATCATAAATTGATGCAGTTACAAGAGGTAGATATAAGTGGTGGAGCAAAACTTAAAATTAACAGAGTTGTAAATGGTAAAATACAAGAATTAATAAAATCAAAATTCCAAACAATGTTTATAGAAGATAGGATGTTTGGTGCATTACCTAATTTAGATAGTTGGATAATGTTAAATTGGACAAACTTAAATAGATTTGCGAAGATAAACAATGGGTCGTAAAAAGATATATCATACTGAAGAAGAAAGACTCGAAGCCCAACGAAAGTGGCAAATGGACCATTATGAGCGTAATAAATCCAAGATTCTGAGGAAAGCTAAAGAACGATATAGATTAAAGAAACTCGAAGAACGGAGAGAGAAAAAAAGGAGAAATTTGTATGGAGAACAGTAAACTAATTAATGGGGATTGTTTAGAAGAACTGAAAAAAATTGATGATGATACAGTAGATTTACTTTGTACAGACCCACCATACGGATATGGATTCATGGGGAAACATTGGGATACTTTCCAAGAGAAACAATCTACAAAATCTCAATCAGTAGGGTGGATGAGTCCTGGTATGACTAAATCTACTTATGGTATGAGAGAATTTTTTATTCCTATATGGAAAGAAGCATTAAGAGTTGTAAAACCAGGTGGGTTTGCACTTGTTATGTCCGCACCAAGAAGTGATGTTCAGACGGTTATGGTTCAGACTTTACAAGAAGCAGGATTTGATGTGAGTTTCTCACCTATTTATTGGGCATACGCAACAGGTTTTCCAAAGGCAATGAATATTTCTAAGGCCGTTGCAAAACGAGGTGATATAGACGAGGCCAAGAAACTTGATGGCAGTTACGCAGGATACCAACCAAAACCCGCGGTAGAAGTCGTGATTGTGGCAATGAAACCATTAGAGAAGAAAGGTTATTTAGATCAAGCACTTGATAATGGACACGGGATTACGTGGTTAGATAGTTGTAGAATACCATTTGCAGGTATGAGTGATATGGACGCTGGATGGTGGGGCATTACAAAAGAAGAACAATCAGAGGCATTAAGTAAATATCATATTGACCATAAGGGATACGATGATGGAAGTTATAGTGGAAATAGAAGTAAAGATAAAGAACATTATATGAAATCAAAGGGAGATAAAGAAAATTATACAGATGAACGAGGATGGGATCAATGGGGCCTTAGTAAAGATTATGAAAAATACAAAAAGGATAATGTAGGTAGTCAAGAAAACTTTGATACAGAACCTGAAGGATTATCAAGGGGAAATCAACCATCAAGAAAGAAAGGTGATACCTATGAACGAGTTTCAGCATTTGGAGATTCAACCCAGTGTGGATTTAAGAGTGAAGAAAATGATACAGCAGAAGCATCACCACTCGGTAGATTTGCAGCAAACTTGGTTGTGAGTGATGATGTATTGGAAGAGGATTTTAGTAGATATTATAGTTTAGATGCTTGGTGGAGAGATAGATTTAAAAGATTACCAGAAGAAATTCAACGGACATTTCCATTCTTGGTTGTTCCAAAGGCGAGTAAGAGAGAAAAGAATGAAGGGTGTGATGGTATGGAGGAAAAATACATTAGAAGAGATGATGGACAACCTTATGGAATGAACACAAATAAGTTTAGACCAGATGGTTCAGAACGCAAAGAAGTTCTTCCGAAGAAAAACAGCCATCCAACAGTAAAACCAATAGACTTGATGAGTTATTTAGTAGTACTTGGAAGTCGTAAAGGAGATGTAGTATTAGATCCATTTGCAGGCAGTGGAACAACAGGAATTGCTTGTGTGTTTTCAGAAAGGAACTACATACTTATTGAAAGGGAAAAAGAGTATTATGATATAATGGAGGCTCGGATAAAGAAGGCAAAAAATCCAGCTGATTTAGTACAACATGAGTGGTTTTAATGAGTGAATCAACTCTAACACAATTTGGCCATGTCTTTCAGGCCAAGATTATTACATCTTTATTGGTTGAACAGAAATTCTTGCAAACTATTTGTGATATATTGAAATCAAGTTATTTTGATTCTGATGCAAATAAATGGTTAGTTGGAACTATTATAGGATATTTTTTAGAATATAAAACAAGTCCTACCTTGGATGTAATGAAAGTTAGAATAGACGAGATGGACAATGAGATTTTACAAGTTTCAGTAGTAGATAACTTAAAAGAGAGTTGGAGAAACAGAGAATCAACTGATTTGAAGTTCGTTCAAGAACAAACCATAGAGTTTTGTAGAAATCAAGTTATTAAACAGGCGATTATGGATTCGGTAGATTTACTTGAAGTCGGACAATACGACCAAATCAAAAAAATCGTAGATGAAGCAATGAAAGCCGGTTCAGACAGAGATTTAGGTCATGTATACATTGAAGGAATAGAAGAACGACTTACAAAATCTACAAGAGATACAATAGCAACGGGTTGGGACCCAATAGATGAGGTTATGGACGGTGGATTAGGTAAAGGTGAATTGGGTGTTGTTGTAGCACCCGCAGGTATTGGTAAAACTTGGTGTTTACAGAGTATGGGAGCAAATTCTGTAAAGAAAGAACTAACAGTTGTTCATTATACATTAGAGTTGAACCAAGAGTATGTTGGATTAAGATATGATACTATATTTAGTGGAACACCAACAGCCAATATAAAGTTTTATAAGGATGAAGTTAAAAAGAAGATAAGTCAACTTAAAGGACATTTGTTAATTAAGTATTTTCCGACCAAAAGTG